AGGCGCTTTGTACCGAGTACAATGGCGGCGTAAGCGAACTGGGAAGAAGGATTGTCGATTTTGAGTATGTAGGAGAGAAGGAGTGCTGCTGTATTGCAGTGAATAACACAAACTCTCTGTTTATGGTAGAAGACTTCATCGTCACTCACAATTCCAAATCTTTCTCATCCCTAATGGAAGTTCTGAAAGATATCAAAAATCCAGACTTCCATGCAACCATCCTCCGTAATGAAAAAGATGACTTGCAGTCCTTGGTAACAGACTCTTACAAATTGTTCTCCCAATTTGGAACTTACAATAAGTCACAGAACGATATGACCTGGAACTTCGACAACGGAGGATGGCTCAAATTCTCGTACTACGCAGGAGCCTATCAGGATTTCAAGACACGATTCCAGGGTCGCCAGTATGCCTATGTCTGCATCGATGAGGGTACTCAGTGCCCATATAAGAAGTTCAAGTACCTCTTGACCAACAACCGAAACGCAGCCCACATTCGAAACCGCTTCTGGATTACCTGTAACCCTGACCCAGAATCCTGGGTACGAAAGTTCATCGATTGGTGGGTTACCGACGAAGGATATATAGATCCGGAAAGGAATGGGGTTATTCGTTACTGCTTCATGGATGGTGATACGCCGGATTCAATCTACTGGGGCAACACGAGAGAAGAGGTGTACGAGCAGTGCAAGGGCATTATCGATAGCCTTTGGAAGGATAGCTATGAGGAACTTGGTTATACAAAACTCGAAATGTTCATCAAGTCGGCAACATTCGTTCGCGCCGACGTATCAGAGAACATCAAGCTTATATCTACCGATGTTTCATATCTCGCCAACCTTGCACAGCAGGATGAGGAACAGCGTATGCGAGACCTGGAAGCCAACTGGAACTGGAAAGCAGCCGGCGATGACATGATCAAGATGGAAGACCTTGAGGAAATATTCGATAATGCCGAACAGGAAGGAGACGGAAAGCGCAGAGCCTCTGCCGATATTGCTTTCACCGGCGGCGACAACTTCGTGATGTGGCTTTGGGAAGGATGGCACTGCAAGGACTTGGTTGTGATGAGGCTGGACTCTAAGACTCTTGTTTCGGTAGTTGAGGCTAAGCTGAGAGAGTGGGGAGTCGAGGAATGCAACTTCACTTACGATTTACAGGGCATCGGTCAGTACTTCAAGGGATTCTTCAAGGATGCCGTTCCGTTCAATAACCAGGCAGCCCCTATTGCTAAAAACCACAAAGAAGAGGAAGGTATCAAATACCTCTACAAGGACTTGAAATCCCAGTGCGCATGGCTATTCTACAAGATGATTAAGGATAAACAGATTTCCATCGACTCATCACTGCTTGAAAAAAAGTATTCAGGAAACGGATTCGATAAGGTTCCTCTCAGACAGATTCTTCAGAAGGAACGCAAGATGCTCCGACGTGACGAGGACGGAGATGATAAGGGATTCAAACTTATGCCTAAAAAGAAGGCCAAGAAGTATGTCGGCCACTCGCCCGACTTCTTTGAGTCTTGGTTCTACGTAATGATATTCAGTTTAACAAAAAAGAAACATAAAAAGGTAAAAGGATTATGGAGAATTTAAATTTTAGAGAAATACTCGTAAAGAAACCATTCTACGAGCTTAAGCCTGACGGATACATGAGCCATGGCACTTTCTCCGACAAGGTTGGTGATAGGAGTATGCAGAACATGCCTTACGACCCTTGCGTATGGAGAGTAAAAACCCAGTCCGACTTCCTTCGTGAGTACTTCCCAAGCGGACATAGAATCTGGGACAAAAACGCTTATCCGGACATTATTAAGGAAAATCCCGAGTGGGACCCGAAAGATCCTACTACAGGAAACCGCTACTACATACAGCCAATCACAAGATGTGCATTTTCCTTTCAGCAGGTTGTCGCAACGAAGCACACCCTACACTTGACAGGAAATGACATTCAGTTTGAGCTTGCCGACAGCACAGAGGAACTTGATAAGGAAGAGGAATCACAGAAGAATCTTAACATCTTTAAGAAGGGTTGGCTTATGCACAACATGGAGATTGCGTTCTTCGAAGCAGTAAGCTCATACATGACTGTTGCAGAAACCGCAGCAGTCGGCTATATCGACAAAGGAAAGTTTGGAGTTAAGGTTCTGTCATTCAAGAATGGCGACTACCTCTATCCGCATTATGACTCGATCACCGGCGAATTATCTGTATTTGCTCGCAAGTATTACGACTTGGATGAAGACGGAAACGCTCAGATTGAGTGGGTTGAGGTCTGGGACGATACCTATTATTATAGGTTTAGAAATGATGTCGGCAAAAAGAGTGTAAAAGAGAAAGCTATAAATCTCATTAAGGGGTTGTTCGGAATGAACGGATATGCTCTTGTTGAAAAGAAAGAACATCACTTCAATTCAATACCGGTTGCATATATCCGAAATGACGAGGGACCTTGCTGGTCCAATGTTCAGAAGAACATCGAAGACTACGAGGAGGCATTCTCGTATCTTTGCGAGAACAACAAGGCGTATGCCTTCCCTGTATTCTACGTAAAGGGTGATGGTGATGAGATTACCATTTCAGGCGACGATATGACTGGAGCTGCCAAGGTTATCGCTATGAACAGCAAGGATAACGATGCAGGATTCCTCAATGGAACCGACGCGTCAGATGCTTTTGCGACTCAGCTCAACAAGTCGTACGATCTCATCTATGAGCTGTCATTCACAGTAAAGCCGCCTGAGTTGAAGTCTGGCGACCTCCCAGGTGTAGCCATCAAACTCCTCTATTCTCCTGCATTAGAGGTAGCTATGAATGATTCCCAGAAGTTACAGCCATTCCTTGATAAACTGGTTGAAATTGCCAAGTTCGGAATCGGACACGAAAATAATGCGACGGCTTCTATTGTTGGTCTCGATATCAACGCTTGGATTGAGCCTTATACTCATCAGAATAAAACGGAACTTCTTACAAATCTTGCAACTGCCGTTCAGAATGGATTCCTCTCGAAGCAGACTGCATCGGAGCGTTGTCCTGACTTCCCAAAGAATGCCGAGTGGGAGCGCATCTTACGTGAGAAGAAGGAGGAAGACCAGCAAGACCTTCTTATGGATATTCAGCGTGCGGATAATGAGACAGAGAATGCTATCGAGGAAGAGGAGGCTACAGCGCGAATCAATAAACAGCAGGGTGGTAACGACATAAACACCGGCGGTGGCCGCAAGGCAGGGAGGCCAAATCGCAGTGGCAAGAAATGGGACAAAAATCACAACAATGACGTGGACGACAAGAATAACTGGAAGCACTACAACCAAACCCACTAATAGCCTATGGATGAGTTAAAACGTTCTGTCGATTACAGCAGGAAGCGCTTGCAGGCTATCCGAAACTGCGAGGACCATGTTGCTGATATCCTCTGGAAATCGACACAGAAAATAATTGCCGCAAGTAAGCGATACAGAGGTGCTGGCAGGCTCACAAACGAGTCAGCACTGCTCTCTTACGCCAAGAATGTTACTGCTGAGGCAGAGGAGAGCATCAATAGCTACATCTCTGCTTACTCCAAGGCTTCATGCAAGATTCTCGGGATTGACAGCGAGAACATAGAATCGTTTCTTGTCAGCGACATCTACGGAAAGACGACATCTGAAAGAAACGCCGTCTATCTCGAAAACTTTGCGGAAGACATCGTTAGAATGATTAAGGCAGGTACTCTTATGGGATATTCAGACCAACAGCTTCTATCTTCCATCCGAACCGGCTACAAGGACCCATACCATACATCAGTCATCACCAAAGCGAAGAGAAAGGATATCAACATCGATGTTCCTTCTTACGGAAAGGGCTATTACAGAAATGCCTATCAGAATATCGTAAGAAACGCTTCTCAGGTGATTGCTTTGGCGTGGGGACAGGCAGAGCAGGAATACGGGCAGGAGAGTGGGGCTATCGGGTTCTACGTCAAGAGAGGAAGTAGTTATCCTTGCGACGTTTGTCAAAGCGAAGCCGATGCTGGCATCCATTCTTTCAAAGACCCATATCCACCGTTCCACGTTTCCTGTTGTTGTTACACAGTATTTGCATTCAAGGATAATAAAAAGAAATAAGATTATGATTGAAGAAACAAAAGGATACACGTTATCCGTCGATATTTACAAAAAGGTAAAGGCTCTCAAGATGAAAGACCCTCGCTATTACATCTACGCCAGCCTCCGTGGCTCCGGCATGTCAGCCAGTGACAGTTGGGCTATTTCCTTTCAAGGAGAAGGGTTCAACTGGCCCAAAGACACATTAGAGCGAGAAATGAATAAACTTGAATCTCTGGAATCTGTTCAGACAAGAATCGCAGAGGTGCAGGGCAAGAAAGCGAAGAACGAGAGCGCCGATGAGCTTTCTCCTGAAGAGTTGGCAAAAGCTACTTCCAAGGAGCAGATTCTTACAGACCTCGTAATTGCAAGACGAAGGATGAAAGAGGGCACAAAGGAGTGGACAGAACAAACACGACTTATAGCAGAGTACGCAAGAATTAAACAGGACGAGCTTCAAACTGAGGATTCGACCGTACATTTTTACCTCCCAATAAATTATCCAACCGGCAAGAATGACTGCTTGTTATTCAAAAATGGACTCTGTAAGGGTGGCAAATAGTTAAATTCGTGTTAAAGCAACTTCGATATATCATAAATTCAACAAAACCAAGTACCTTTGCAAGTAATTATGTGTTTCTCGGATTCTTATCTGTGAATCATAATTCTAAAATTTTTTTGGTTAAATAGGGGTGATATCTTCTCAGATACCACCCCTTACTTTTATATAAATGAAGTAGAAGAAAATATACGATATATCACGAATATTTCTCTCCTGTGATAAGCTCAAGGGCTATCCTAAGCTGATCATCAAGAAAAGAGTCGTTAAATGTAGGAAGAAGGCAGTATGGAGGCAGTTTCTTTGTCTCTGCGGCCTCCAAAATGAATTGGAGTGCCTGTACCAGGGAATTGTGGTCCTCGACTATCTCAATCAATTTATCACTCATGCTGACCTCCTTCCTTCTTAATCTGTTCTGCCATACCAAGGAGAGTGTCAGCATGCTTGTCTCGATCAACAACCTCCTGTACAGCCTCATCACTTTCCTTGCTGAGTTGTTCGTCACTCTTACCCTTGTCGGCAGCAGCGTTTCTTCTTGCTGCCTCACGAGCAATGTATTCGTCACGGAGCTTCAACTTGCCCGCTGTGTATTCAGCATCTCCAGGCAGCGATGTATCCGCAAACATAAGCTGGGCAAATGCCTCGATGATGTTTTCTTCTGTCTTGGAGAACTCATAGTGATCTCCTACGAAAGCATAAACACATTCATCGAGTGCAGCGTACATGGATGTGCCGATAGAGTATTCAACGCCCCATGTACCAGCGATGTCTGCAATCTTGATGAAAGGCAGCGAGCCTCTCTGCAAATGCTTATTGATCTCAGCAGGGATATCCTCTCTGAGTGAAGCAACTTCTTTCTTAGACAAGCTCTTGCTGAACTTCAGCACGGTGAAGTGTCTTGTCTTGATAGTCTTTCCAAATGGTAATGCCATGATAACAATATTTTAAAGTTCAACTTTTATTTCCTTATACTCGAAATCTGTGCAAGCATCATCATCTTCCGAAACGTCTCTCCCGAAGCGTTCTTCTTTACACTCCCACACACCGTTGTCAAAGAAGAAACAATCCTTGCAAGTATAATCAGTCTGTGCCATGTCCCAATAATTTTATTTCGTCCTGGATGTAAAACACTGCCTTACGCAAGTCCTCGATGCGCTTCTCGGTCTTTGTTTTATTGCCATCCACCTTATCCTTGCGCAGGAGATACTTGATAGCATTCCCTGTATTAAAGTCAAGGTGCCTGCAAATATCCAAGGGTTCAACACCGCACAAATCTTTCAACCACGCGTAATGGGATGGATGAGACACTTGTTCTGAATTCTCTTTTCTGTATTCTTCTTCAACTTCCGTTTTTGTATAGAACTTTTCACCAAACTTCATTATACTTTCTGTATCAAAATTAGCGAAAAGCTTACCGTCATCAAAACGGTCAGATATGCATAGCCATGTGTGATCGTCTTTTCTATCTACGCTAAATAGAATACGACTGTTATCGCCGATAACACATACAGGGTCAAAGTTACATTTTAAGCAATCGCTGCGTGTGATAAAAAACTTCAGCCCAACCTTAATATCTTCTTTCTTAATCATAAGCTATTTCTCCTTATCTTTAATTTCAACGAAATCGCCAATGCCCAAACGAGCCTTGTTGATACAATCACATATCCAACCCATAAGATATGCTTGGTGTTCATTATAGGCACCCCTGAACCTCTCAAGGTCACAGGCGTCATTCATTGACGAAAGAACATGAAATGCCTCATGACTGATATTTTTCATAGTCATGTCTTTCTTCTTCGGGAAGACTACAAGATTGCCGAAGTAATTTCCTGCTTTACTCATACATTCGTCATAAACCATGCCTCCGTAGTTTCCTTTATTCATAGGCTCATCATTGTGAACAAGAGGCTTCCCCTCCAAGTCGGTAAAGCATTTGTCAATCTCGTCCTCACTTGTGTCGTACATTACCCACAACCTCCTTGGGTAAATCCCGCTGTTGTATTCGTAATATCCCTTCTTCTTCATATCTCAACTATTTCTGTTTTAAAATATTACCACAAGCTAAGTTAGTTTTAAAAAGGAAATCTCTTGCAGGAATAACGATAGCTCCATCATCCCGAAAGCCTTCCGATTTACTTATCTGGGTATTGAATGTCCTCAGTATCGCATCCTGATCCTTTATCTCTACCAAAAACGGTGTTGGAGTATCATCCAATGTCTTCCACCATATATTCTTAAATTCATGAAGAAAGCATCCGGAATCTACCGATATAACCTCGTCAATAAGAAAGAATAAAAGGCCTTCCTCGATCATGTCACACATAGACCTGATTCTTTTTTCATATTTCCAAGAGTATCTACCTTTCATAAGCTCATTGTTTATGTAATCTACCAATATGCCACTTTGAGCAAACTTTGCACAGGTAAGGATGCCACCCAAGTACCTTCAACTTCGGATTCTGGTTCAGGAACTCCCAAGCATCATCCTCTGTCTCGTATGCGACCTTAGCCTTCCAGGAATGAACCTTCCTGGTCCAATGCTCGGGGTTGGGCTTAAGCGGAGGAACTTTATTAGGATTGTAATGTCTTCTCATAGGCACTTGAATGAAACACTGTTCAACGTCTTGTTCGCTACAACCTCCTTTGTGCCGTACATTGTTCTCAGGCACTCCAGGGCATCCTCGCGAATGGTTGTCATAATCTCCTGCATCGAAGCGGCGGCCGGAACTATACTCCCGTCTGACTTCTTCTTGACAATACGGGAGATAACCTCCTTGACATATTCCTTTTCTATCATATTCATATAAATATTTAATCGTCACCTTTGATAAAGCTCTCGGGTTCATCATTGTCCTCCTCGCCCTTACAAACCTCATTGATGAGGATATCCTGCTTCAGGTCCGCCTCCGTGACCCCAAACATCTGATAGGCATTGCCCTCCTTCGTGCGCTTCTTGAAGAAACCATACTTTGCCCACATATCCCTACCAAACTTGTTCATTGACGGAATATCCTTCTCGTCAACGTCGTTGATAGCGCAAAACCTGCGCATACACTCATAAAGCATGGTGGAATTGAAGAGATTGGACACTTCACCCTTTGCTTGGGCATCACTCCTTATACCGTAAGCGCGTATCCAGGCGTATATGGGCTGAGAGCCAAGAAGGGACAGGAGAAGTTGTTTGGCACTTCCTTCGGCGGCAGGAAAACGGTACTTACGCTTCCTCAACTCCTGCGCACCACGCATGACCCAGTTGAACACTCCACTGAGCTCCCTCCTTATAATCTTACTCGAAAGCTCAGGGTCCTGGCGCTCCTTGGGTACGGTAACGTCAAAGCTGACATACTGTAAACGTCTGATAAAACCAAGCGAAGCATCCTCTGGGAACGGAAGCTCATTGAGGTTAAAGATGAGGTACGGGATATTGTTGGCCTCAAGAACATTCCTGCCAAGCTCTCGCATAGGGACAGGCTCTCCGCTGACAAGCCTTTTGAACATACCGGTGTTCTTTCTTCCGAACTTCCGCGGATCAGAGTCCGACGACCAGTTGAAGATGGCGTTCCTTATCGGATATCTGCCCCTCATTCCTTCATCACCCTCTGCGGTAAGGTCTGCATAATCCATCTTGCTTATCCTGTCCTTGCCAAAGAGGTTACAAGCCACATCGAAGATAACGCTCTTTCCGTTAGCTCCCGTGCCTATGAGAAGCAGACACAGCTCTATCTTCGACGATTCCTTTCCCTCATACGGGTTGTAAGCAGTTCCGCGCTGTATCAAACCCAAACCAAGGAACATCTGTAGTATCATCCTCGATGTCCTGTCAGGGAGCACCTCATGGATAAAGTTCATCCACCTGTCACACTTGGCCTTCGGATTGAAGTCGTAAGGATGATAGTAGGTCACATGATAGTCAGGAGAAAACGGCATAACGGCAGGATTCTGCAAGCCTCTACCGAAATCCACAACACCGTTACTGAAAGCCACGATGTCAAAGGACGGATGAAGAATGTTGTAGCACTCTATGACATCAATGAAAGACTTGTTCATTACAGTGCTTACGCCAATCATCGGACTTATAGCGAGGTCAAGGAGCAACAGTTGGTAGGTCTGCTCCAAGACAATCCTTGGGACTGACTCGTATATCTTGCCATTGAAGATGTAATAGCTGCCCTTGTAATACTTTACAGGAGCTTTCTTGGCAAGCTGACGCATAGACCTCACGAACTGAGACTTCAGGATGTTGTAAGTGTCCGAATTCACCCTGCCCCAAGAGGTAGAACGCAATGCGTCAAAACCAAACTCGCTTTGCCTCGTTAGGTCCAGTAGCTGCGTGTGTAAAGTGTCTATAGCTAAACCATTTTCCATCTGTGTATAATAATTTTTTAGTTTCTGCGTTATTTTAACATGAAAGAACCCCGTAAACAAAGGGGCCTCGGTGGATTACGCACCACAAGTGGGCCTCCCCTATATGCCCTATATAATAATAGGAATAATGCAAAAATAAGAAACAACTACATAATTATGCTAAAATACATTGTTTATGCGGTATATTTATACATTATTAACATTCAAAAGGTGGAGGATAAATATACATTTCACACTTCCAATAATAAGGGTAAGACCATAAAGTAAATTATCCTGACAAGTCGCAAACAAAGGTGTTTGAATAAATATGCAATACTGAATAAAAGTAAACAAACTTGACAGATTGAGTTAAAAAAGAAAAAAAAATTTGTGTGAGGTGACTACGCCCCACGGCTGCGCTCCAGCAAGGGGGTGGTGGGGTGCTTTGGTAAAATATCATTACATATTCTTTTGGTTTACTCCATATAAACCAAACCAAATTTTGTATTTTTGTTCCACAAATGTTAATTTCTGTTAATTTATAATATTGTCTTGTAACTCCTTCATTTCCAACAACTTATCAACTTATAATTATACACAATTTGTATTTTTATTCATTCCGTGAAACTATGTATGTTAAGAAATACTTTTACAAACATATTGATTTCATCTATCTTTACAATGTATATTTATGCAAGGCTTTAACCTTTGAAAGATATTTTAACGCAAAAATAATTTATCTTTACATTTATAGTTAATTATTGTATAAAAATTATGACAGATTGGCAGTTATAACGTATTGAAATACAGGTAGTTAGATTCTTTAACGTTTCATTTGCATTTATGTTAAATCCTTTAGCATATTGTGCCACACGTATTTTGCAAATGCTTGGTTTTCAGCAAGTTAGGAACGTGCCACCTTGTCACACCCGTATTTTTAAACACTATTTTTCAAATACTGACAACATTTGGAATTATTGCAAAGTCTATAAGTAACTATAAATCAACCACTTATAAAACGTTAAACGCATTTTTATGCTATTTTTCAACTGGGCACGTGGCACGGCGTTTGCTCTTATATAGGTACAAGGGGACGCAAGACGGCACACAACGTGCAGCACGTCCACCACTATTTTTTCACTAAAAGCAGGCGCGCCCGCTCTTGTGTGGTGAGGTGCAAAACAACATGACAACAAACAACAAGTCAAACGTTTCTGCATACGTTGCAGAATGTAAGGAAAACGCTACAATTGTAGCAAGTCTTGAGGTATTGAACGACTACAGAAAGGCGCTACTTTCAGAGTGCACAAACAAAGAAGTTGTTGCAGCACGTAAGGCATTGGAAGAAGCAAGAAGCAAGTACAACAAGTTAGCAACCGTTTACGTGTTGGGTGACGAAAGCTACTGCAACCTGCAAACGGAATGCGTAAGGGCATCCGTAAGCGAGTTTAGCCACACGCACAACGTGCCCCGTTTCTTCCAGTGGTTCAACGACAACGGAAAAGACGAACAAACAACCATTATCGACTCCGTGCAACGTTTGGGCTCAAAACTTGCTTCTTTGCACACTTCCTTTGCGAGTGGTTCAAAGGTTGCACGCAAACAGAAAGCAAGTGAAGACGACCTAACCGAACGTATCGCCCAACTGCAAGCCGAACTTGCAGCCCTGAGAGGCGAGAAGTAACAAGATAGGGCGAAAGCCCTATCTTAACACCCCCTATCTTTTCCCACGGTGGACACAATAAAGCCACCGTGGGATATTATACACCAAGTCCAAAGATTTGGCGCGGGTCGTCGTACCCTTATTTTTCCCACACTTTTTGGTAAACCTTGTCGTGGTGTGTGGGCTTACTCAGAGAGAGAAGAATTTCTCCCTCAGGGGACTAATTGCCAAAAATCCAAGACGGAAACGTTCTCCCGAAGTAGCGAGCGGGCTACATCACAGCGAGAGCGGCGGGCGAGAAACCCCGTCAGTCTAAAACAACGCTGAGACAGGGCGGTCGGCACAGGGCGTTATCGCAACGATCCAAGTGAGCTAACCACTCTCCTCCCTTTGATGGGGTTCGGTCACGACAACCGACGGAGAGCAGGAGCGAGCGGAAGCAAGAACGAAGTCTCAGGGCGGCAGAAGGCGGCGTAAACAAACAAAATCATAATTCATATTCTATCGTTTGGCACACGTGGACGAGTTCCTAAAGTGCTGCGCACATTCATTACAGGGCGCGGGTGGTACAAATCTGTAATCGTGAGTAGTTATCGTTTATCTCACGTGAGGTATATCCAAAAGGTCTACGATACGTAAGTAGTTGTACGTATAGCTATATCGCTACACAAGTAGCGGACGTGTGGGAATTATTCCCATGAAAACGTGCGGAGAACGCTGAGGGGTTATCCGCTGGTGTCTTTCGAGATGCCGACAAGTCCTCAGAGGGTGACGAAGCGACACAATACGGTGTCGTGGGTGACAAGCGTGCGCAATGAAAGCGTATCATCCTGGCAATGGCTGCGCATGGAGAGATCCGTGCGTGGCTCCTATTACGAACCAATAAAATTAGAATTATGAAACAGAGAATCAAGGAATTTTGCGATGAGTACATGTGGTTTATCCTTCCTGCTTGCAGCGTTCTGACTATAATGTTGGGTGTTGTTCTGGAGAAGCATTTTCCACTGAGTGAAATTCTGTAGCCTAATCTCCCTACGCTTGTAGGGAACAATAACCATAAAATTTTAGAGTTATGAGTACAATGAGAATAAAGTGCCTTTCCATGCGAGAGGTCGAGAGTGTCATTGCGGATGCTCAGGAGATTTTGAGTCATGTTGAATTCGGGTCACTGAAGAATGGTGTGCTTACATTATTCTGTGTGGCTTGAGCCTAAAAATCCGTAGCCAGTACGATAATTGTCGTGCGTGTGCTACGGAACAATCACTAACAATTTTAGAATTATGACAGCAAGACAGATTATTTATTCAAGTACGATAATTCTGCTTGGATTTTTTCAGGCGCTTCCTGCGCTGTTGTGTTTGGCAAGTACGAATATTCCTGTAATTCTGCTTGGAATTATTTGGGGTGTTCTGCTTGGTAAGTTCTGGAGCAGTACGATAATTGGCAAGTGGTATTTCCGCGAGCTTTGGCGTGCTACGCTCCGCTTGGAAAATCTCATGTTCCCTGAGGTGTGAGAGAGTTGGCAAGTACGAAAATTCTGCTTGGAAACATTTGGCTAAATTCTGCTTGGAGAAATTCAGGCAGTACGATAATTGACCAAGTTACAGAATTATGAGAAAGACAGAATTAAAGAACGTCAAGCGAGGAGAGTTTTTCCGCTTGGCGAATTCAGAGAGCGCTCCCGTGTGGGTACGTGACGGATACAACAGAAGTAGCCGCAAATACGAGGGTTACAAATATGATGACGTGTGTCACTGGAGTGAGTTCTGCGGCACACGTATTGTTTACGTGGATTTCTGCTTTTGAAATCCTACAGCCTAAATGCTGCCTGTTCCGTGGGCAGTACGATAATAACCAAAATATTAGAAATATGAACTTTAAGACATTTAATTTAGTCGACAAGATTAACGCTACAGGGTTGGATAATACAAAGTGGAATATTTATATACACTTGGATGAAACAGACACGAAGGAATTTTACGGAACAAGAGAGAGCCACATGCTCCATCCTGGAATTTGGATTAGCGTTGTTGAGGAAAAGAACTGTGATTTTCCTTTCCGTGACCTTTGCAAGCCCGATCATGTTGTAGACATTGACGAGCGCTATGTTATCTTATTCTACGAGGTCGATTAGCCAAAATGTGCTCAGGCATTTCCCTGGGCATACTATGTAAAACCAATTTAATTTAGAATTATGCAAGACAGGAAATCACAGAAGAATTTTGAGCGTGCCCTTATGCACGAGATGGAAAAGATCAAGATTGCAGCACGTCAGTGGTACAGCAACAACGCGAAGGGCTACAGGGATTATCGTAGCCGTGAGTCTATCTCAAAGAGTTTCAACGAGATAGCCATTTTGTGTATGAGCTAAAATTGTGCGTGGCGGTTGTCACGCATACTACAAACCAAAAAATGTTAGAATTATGAAACAGAAGAGAAGACTGACGGGGTATGTACTCGTTGATCCGTTCGATGGTGCTATCCTGTGCCAGTATCCTGTAGGATCGGGATTTGACGGAGATTGTGTTTCTGCGAAGATTGAGGCTATCCATGATGCAGAAGAGAGAAAAATAAAAGGTTGTCCCATGGAGGTTTACGGCTGTATCAACAACACGTATTCGGACGGAACAAGAATTTATCCGCGTAATTAGCCAGAACTGGGCAGTACGATAATTGTGCTGCCTGCTATTAACCAAAACATAGAATTATGGAAACAGTAAGAGTAACTGACAGACACGGAATAGAGCGAGAGTGGGATATAGTCACAGAGAGATGTGTAGGATGCTGCTTTCACGGATTGATGGACGGCAAAGAACATTGCTGCCCTCATAATATTGCGTGCGGTGACAAGTAGTCAAAACTGCGGGGCACATCCTGTGTCCTGCTTCTATTATTAACCAAATACATTAGAATTATGACACAAGCAGATGTTAATTTTCTACAGGCACTTGTAGAGTCTCACGAGCAAGTTATTGCAGCAGACTGCAAGAGACGTAAATTAAGCAGAGAAGTTTATAACAGGCGTGTATCTCAGAGCGAGAAGAGAGCGAATAAGATACTTCGTGAGATGATGTGTCGCTAAACAGGGTAGAGCTATTGTTCTACCTACATAATAACCAATTAACGAAAGAATTATGGAATATTTAAAGACACAAGAGTATCATACACGTATTGATGTGTATTTCGATGGAGAAAAGTATGTATTCATCAACGCATTCCACGGATGTGTGGCAGTTGCGAAAAGAGAAGGACTCGTTGAGTTCACTAATGACGGATACAAGGCTCACGTCAAGTTCAAGGTCGAGAAAACGAGATGCACCATCAGTAAGAGAACTATAGATGGCGCAATCAGTAAGATGGAGAACAGATACATGAGCACTATCGTTGAGTATGAATGGGAGGAGGTTGACAGAGATGACTTGCCTTATGCCGTGAGCGTGAAAGTAGAGGAGCGTTAATCCAAAAATCCTGCGTGGAGACACGTAGGAGCAATTATTAACTAAATATTCAAAGGATATGGAAAGTATTGAAGCTATGCTGTGGGATTTTATTGTTGATAACAATATCGCCACAGATGACGAGGTTAGACTTGTCACGGATATAAATGGATTGAGCGAGAACACGATGACTGACATTATTTATGCCAAGACAGGGCTACGCAGTTACGAGCAGTGTACAGAAGAAGGCTACTCCGGCACAGATGAGCTTGACAGCTATTATTGTCTTGACGAAGAAGACAATGAAGATGAGTAGTATTTGCCTAAAAAAGGTGCGCCCATGTTTGAGTGTGCCTTCTATTGTTTAACCAAATAAATTATTTGAATTATGGCAAGAAAAGGCAAGACACTGGAGCAGCAGTGTAAATATTACAACTGCGATGATTTCGTTCGTGATGTAATGTTGTATCATTACATCTGCGGAAACAAGAAAGGTATGGTAGAGGACTACAAGGAACTCAACATGAAGGCAAGACAGATTGCTGTTCAGCAGATTTTTGAGTACGGCCACCACCCGTCTGTTCTACAGGATATCATTACACATCTTATGTTCGGTTAGCCAACCAATCCTCACTCTTACGGGTGGGGATTTCTATTAACCAAAAAGATTGAAATATGAAGAAAATTGAGATTACAAGGGCAGACATGGGCGAAAAGTGCCCAAACCCTAATTTTAAAAAGCTGTTGGCAGTCGGTATGATTACCGCTTGCCAGAGATGTCCCTACTTCGTAAGATACGATGGAGATACTATTTTGTGTGACTATTAAAAAGTAAATTATGGCAAAGAAAGTTTATGCGCTCTATCGCACAGACAACTGGAATACATACGCAAGCCGCGAATTACTTGTTGTAGCAGGTAGTATCAGAAGATGTTGTAAGGTAGCCAAGGACGACGGAGCAACAAAAAAGCAGGTTGAGGGTTTGCGTGGTTATCACCACCAATCCCAGTGTACCAATGGAACCGATCACGAGTACGACATTGAAGCGTACACGCTCAATGAGAGTTTAATCAGCTAAAATCCCCACAATAATGTGGGGAACCATTACGAACCAAAAACAATTAGATTATGGAATCAAGGATTAATGCAGCAAGAAAACTGCTTCCACTCTACAACTGCATGGAGGTAAGAAAAATAAAATTATCCACACTTTACAGACGTTTATACAGATTTGGCGACGTCTGGAGATGTAGTGGCGCAGGGTACGACTACACCGTTTGAGCTGAAAATTTCTCCACTTGCATGTGGAGATACAATTATAAACCATTTAAATGATATTAGATATGAGCTACGAATTTGCAAAGAAGGAAATCGGTGATTACAGAATCACGGTTTTTCAGGATGAGGATGCCGGATGCCCATGTACCGACTGGGATTTGGCAGGAGTTTACTTCTGGGATTATCCAAACTACGGATATAACAGACAACTTTCTTGTTATTGCAGCAGCGAAGTTGGCGCTGAGAATGCAGAGGATGCTTTAAAACGGCTCGTCTGCAAATATGTGTCACAAAAGAAGATTATCGACTACATCAATAGCGAAAATGTCGATAGCTTCCGTATGCGCTACGACAAGTCTGACCACATGTGGTATCTTGAGAATCTGTACGACGGAAAGTGGTACAACCACAAAGAGTTCTGTCCGAGCGACTTGAAGAGATTCGACGATAGAGAGGAGCTTTGTGATATCCTCGAAGAGGATGATTTTACGTATCTTCTGCAAGACTGCAAGGATATTGCATTCTACGAGTGGTCATCCCATGGATATTGCCAGGGAGATTACGTTAGCGGATATGCCTACTGTGACAAAGAACGCTTCAAGGAGATGATAGAAACGAATACCAAAAACTGGAGAAAGCGAGCCTTGGACTTATTCGAGGGAGAGGTCAATGATATCGGCATGTGGATGTGGGGTGACGTAAAAGGATACGTCCTTGAAAAGAAACGTCCGTACACTAAATTGTACGACGACGGAGATACCTCTGAATCCTACGACTGGGAGCAGATTGATTCATGCTGGGGAGAGTACTACAAAGATGCTGATGACCTCATCGAAGATGTTATCAAGGAATACGGCTTACAGCCGAAAGATGCAGCCTAACCAAGGGGAGCTTGCATGCTCCTCTTCTACAAACCAATTTATTTTAGAATTATGAAAGATAACAAGTATTTCTGCTACACTATAGATAATAGTGGTAAGCGTGATTTTCAGAGAATTGACAAGTTGTATGCGATACAACTTCACAACATGGGACAGTATTTCTACAAACTGCCATTCAAGGTTGTCAATTCTCTTACAAAAGCGTTAAGATGGAAACACCATCTTAGAAATTAGCCTAAAAACGGGGAACGAAAGTTCCCTGACATTATTAACCAATAAATTATTAAGAATATGGCATTACAATGGAATTGGAAAGACAAGATGGGTAAACTCACCATCAGACAGAAAGGAAAGAAGTACAACGTAAACATTTACTCCGGAAATGCTCTTGCTGTATTTGTATATGAATATACAGACGGCGGAAAGGAGATGTACTCGTTGTATGATTTCTTTGCCGACAAGAAACACGTCAGTAAAATTATCAGTAATCGTAAGAAGTTGATAGGCGACGATGTTGTCAAGATTGAGTTGAATCTCTGGTACAAATCAGCGAGACAGCTTCTTCCGTATCTCGTCAAGAACGGGTACAAGGTTGAGTGTTATTACAATCCGAATAATTATGAAGAGATATTACGTATCTGTCACAGAGACTTTAAACAAGGTAGTCAGCGTTGATGCCGAGAGTGAGGCTGACGCACTGAAACAAGTGGAAACGGCCTACGATGATTCCGTTATCGTTCTCGATTCTGACAATTACTGCGGCAAAACAGTAGAGGCAGAAGATGATCAGGGATTCTACACCGATTACGAGAAAGAGTACGGCGAGACTTATCAGCACATCGACTAAGCCAAACGGGGAGAGTAATCTCCCTACCAATAACCAAAACATAAGAATTATGAACAACGTAAGATTTATTCCAGGATACTATGAATGGCATCTCGTTGATGAGAAAGACAACGTGCTTCTCAACATTCCAGATGGTATCATTGACGATTGCGAGACAACGGCTGATTTGGATTTCGTTATAGGAGACATTCCAAGACAGGCATTGAGAGCAGTCGAAGAAGGAGAAGAACTCTATGGATGTGACGTAAGCAAATACGTCAGCGACATAGATGATGACAGTGTGACCAAGCTAATGATAGACACCCTATCAGAATATCTTGGGTTTACAGCCTAAAAGCCGTCGGTAGACGGCACCATAAACCAAAACGAAAGAGTTATGAAATTAAGACTTTATCACGACACAAGAAAGAAGTTCCGCGACAGCGTGGATGCGTGGACTATCTATGTTCCTTATCCTAAGTGGCTTAAGGAAAAGACAAACGGAACAATGGGAACGTTCCTTGGATGCACTCCTACGAAAACAGGAATGATACGATGCACTTGGGAATGCGATGAAAGAAGACGGGGATACCCGTATTTCGGCAAGAAGATTGACCCGAAGACTACCCCAAAAGCATTCCGGAAGATTTTCTATCACCTGGAAAAGCTTTGGAACGAAGCGATTACCAAGAACACAGAAGAGGCGTGGCAGAAATGGAACTTAGCCTAAAAAGGGTGGAGAGAAATCTCCGCTCACATATAAACCAACACAATTAGAATTATGAATGAAGACAAAATCCTAAGTATGTTCTTCGAGCCGGAGCGGTGGCAGAACGCTATCAGCAAAGGCATAGACAAGGACATGAACAAAGCAACCCTGTATCAGCTTACAACACCAGAGGCTCGTCTTATTATGTACGAGAGGATTAAGAGCGGCAATTACAAGATAATGCCGCCACATACAGCCAAAATTCCGAAAGACAACGGAGATTTCCGTACTGTCTATGTGAATGAGCCTGTAGACAGAATCCTTTTGAGCATAGCAAACGACCTCTTGTTCGAGCTGATGCCAGAGATGGTGCATCCACGCTGCACGTCGTATCAGAAAGGTATCGGCTGCGGTCGTGTGGTGCAAGATGTGTCTCGGATAATATACTCAGCAGAGGGAAAAGTCATCGGATGGAAAGGTGACTTCTCCAAATACTTCGACAGCGTACCTATTCGGTTCATCGATTGGGCGTTTGATAAGGTAGAGGAGAAGTACGGAAAATCTGCGCTGATAGACGTCATTCGTGACTACTATCACACAGACTTGTATTTCGATGAGGACAACAACCTCTGCGAGAAGTATCAGTCCCTCAAGCAGGGATGCTCTGTTGCGGCATGGTTGGCTGACGTCATCCTCTATCATCTTGACGACAAGCTGTCTAAGCTTAACGGATATTACGTCCGTTATTCTGACGATACGCTGTTTGTCGGTGAAGACTATGAGAAAGCCATGGATATCATGAAGAGCGAGCTGGAGATGATGCAAATGACTCTCAACCCTAAAAAGGTTGAGTATCTTGACGCTAATCATTGGTTCAAGTTCCTCGGATATTCCATCAAGGGTCACAACATCTCTCTGTCGTCCACACGTATCAAGACCTTCCAAAAAGAGATTGAGAAGAGGACGATAAAGAAGCGTGACACCACGATGACGAAAGCCATCAATGCCGTAAACAGGTATCTCTACAAGGGGTACTGCGATTATTCCTGGGCTACTCAGGTTCTTCCGGTCATTAACGTGAAAGAGGACATCAACAAGCTCAACACCTTCGTCATGGACTGCATCCGTGCGGTCAAGACAGGCAAGAGCAAAGTCGGTGGTCTCGGATACGTGAAGACTCAGACTGTAGGTTGTATAGACCGAGGTCGTGGCAGGAACGTGAAAGCCAATAGGAGTAAGACAGAGAGCGAAATCAAGGGATATCTATCGATAGGTTGTGCTCAGAACGCCTTGCGGACGAGCAGGGCAGCGTACAACACATTGGTGAATACTCTGTAGATGTAGCACCCAGCGCAAGGAACTGCCGGAATGAAGATAAGGTTTAACCATCCGGTCTCGAAGATCATAGGACCTATCTCAGAATCAGAGATGGTCCTATGATCCTCTCCACCAGGATGCTATCAAGCAGATAAAGCTATGCGCAGTATCTTCTGACCGGCAGGCTCTGTAACCGAGCACACGGACGTGGGAGAAGGACGGACGGTTTAGGCAACGCCTCAAATGACATCATCCGAAGGTACCGAGTTGCCCAAGTTATATACTTGAGATAACTTGGTACCTTTCGTATGACGCACAAGGCGTAGCTCATCAACGAAGTACAGAAATGTGCCAGTCCGTATGACTTCCGCAGGTGGCGCACACCACCACTCCCTGATGAATGGCAGAAGTTTACGAAACAGGTTCTCTAACCAGAGTAGTTGATCCTGGACGTCGTCGTATACTACTTACGACGTCCCGGATCATCTATTCTGGCGAATCCTGTGTCAAATCAGAATTATAAAGTATTGTGCCGAGCCATCGGTCAAGGAATTACCCGAGTACGAGGGTTGTCTTCGGTTGGGGAATAAGTTTAAGCGAAGTCTTAATCCATCACGCGTTTCCTGCCAATATCAAGCCGTCAACGCGTATCATCAAGACTCCTTTATCAGAACATTACATTGCCGTACAAAATTCCCATGTCGAAGACAACGTTATTGCCAAACGAGGTACACAAGGAGGCGGTACGATTTAATACCACGTGATAAAAGCAGATCACTGACACTGGGTTATACCCAGGTAAGTGATCTCCTCTCTCACGGGGTTATATCAAAATCATACAGCTATGGCAACGAGCCTTTAAGTGTACCTACAACAACCAAAAGTGAATTGCATCACGACTTATCAAGAGTATGAGGTTTACACACCCGCGTTCAATTAGATACGACGCCGCACAATATTGCGGCGTCGTATCCTTATGACGCTGGTATCATCATAAAACTATATTCATGCAACATAATACATGAGATAAGTCATTCGCATTGCAGCGGTGTCCGACAAGGTTTGACAATTCATCCTACATCCCTTCGTCGAGAGCTCGCAGAGGTGGAGCTTACGCTCCATGAGGGCGACTTCTTGCGAAGTTATGTAGCTAATCGAATGCTTAAAGTCATGCAGCATATCAAATTGAGTCGGAATAGGTTATTGTGAGCCGAATAGTACGCAAGAAGGAAAGATTTAGACAAACAGTCCGTATCTTCCTGAGTCTTCCAGTTAATTAACTTGTACGACTCAGGATTCACTCGACTGTTTACATCGAGCGCATACAGCAACACAACGTATCCTTTGAGCGTACTGCTATTAACCAATATTTTAGAATATGATATACGAACTAATTATCAACGATGTTAGGGACGGTGCAAAGTTCACCGTCAACTTTCAGAAGAGAACTTGTAGAGTGAATGGTAAGATTATCGTGAATGATATGCAGTATAATGGCTGGCTTGGCACATTTCCTTCTACGGAGGAAGAAATAATGAGCAAGATAGAGCAGCTATATCAGGAATACAAGCACTCTGTGCCTTCAGAACGCTCCGAATCGCATCGACACTACTACTTCAAGGCTTTGCCTGAGAAAGAGCTCTCAGACGAAGATATGTTGTACGGTGAGAGACGCGAAGTAGCGAGATGCAGACTGGAGGTTTATGTCCTGTTCTGCATAATTCTCGGACGCCTTACGTGGAATCCTTCATGGGGAACGTGGTTCTGGCGTTCTAAAGATGACAATGACCTAATCATTCTCAGAGACTGGATTGAGCCAAACAAGGGTGGGGCATAAGCCTCATCCACAAGATTTAATTAACATTTTAATAACCATTAACAAAAATAGAATTATGAAACGAATTGTAACAATCACTGGTGAGAACTTGAACATCGTAACTAACAGCGTAGAAGCTACTGGCAAGAAGACCAAGGCGCAGATGCGAATGGAAGCATTGAAGAGTGCCGGCGTTGATGTAAGTAACTACTACACTCTTGGTGCTGATAAGCTTGTCAGAATCGAGAAAGGCGAGGCTATTCCTGTTGATCTTGACGATGTTGTCGTTGATGCTGTTGGCAAGAAGATTGTCGATGGTGGATACGTGAACAACTGGAAGCTTTTCCGTCGCTGGGTAACCGCTCAGATTTTCGGTATGCTCCGTGACATGAAGTCCGGCAAGATGTCTTTCAACGAGCTTTTACAGCGCAAGGGTTACGAGTATCAGTGGCGTATGCTTGAAAACGAGTTTTACGCTCAGGCCAAGATGCAGGAGCACGGTGACACAGAGAACCTTTCGAAGCGAGGGATTTTCTTCAACGAATGCACATTCTCAGGTATGGTGGACGACTATATTGAGAAACTTAAGGCGTACGTTAACGATAATCTTATCTTCCGCAAGGACAAGAACGGATGCAACACAAAAGAGTACAAGCACAGATGCAAGGGTGTTCCTTATGTTCGTCTGAACAACAAGAACATCTTTGTTGCAGACTTGATGAAAAAAGTGTATGTTCCTCTGTACAAAATTGCTCGCGACGGATTTGACACAACGAACAGACGAGAACTCTACAACCTCGTTAAGAAGTTCAACAAGATTCGCAAGCACCTCGCATGGGAAACCAAGCAGTCCGACACGTTCATCAGCGCCTACAAGGGTGCGGGTTCTTACTTCGCAATGCGTAACCTCATTATGTTCAGCGAGGCTCGCTTTACAGGCAAGTCCGAAGCGGCATCTCTCCGCAAGATAGATACCGATGCTGCCAAGTATGGCGCAGATGAAGAGGGATGGAGAATGCTTGGTGTGCTCAAGCAGCTCATCAAGGACTCAAACATCTCTATCGACGGAAAGCTGTGCGTTTGGGCAGAGGAGTCCGCTTTCAGAAAGGCGATCAACAAGGCTTGTAAGGAGTCTGGTAAGTAACAAACACCTAAGGTCTGTCACCTTCGCGCGTCGGTCTGACACTACGATTTACAAGAGCTTCTTGTATCGCCTTCCGAGTCCGGCAGAATCAGCCGGCATCTGAAGGCGAGCATAAAGCTCTCCGGATCACGAAGCTAAAGCAAGACACCACGTCAGAGAATGCGCGAGTTTAAAGCCAAAAGGTCGGCTGTTCAGCAAAGGATAGCCGACTGCAATTCATTAACCATTAAACTTTTAGAATTATGAGTAAGTATTTTGTTGGTATCAGCGAGACAACGAAGGGTTGGGTAGAAGTAGAGGCGGACAACGTAGAACAAGCCAAGTCTAAAGCTTATGAGGCATGGAGTAACGGAGAGGCTTTTATGGACGAGAAGAACTCTGAATGTTCCGTTGAGTGTACCTATCTGAAAAGCCTGTAAACGGTTCTCTGTGCCCGACAAGCGCAGAAACCACTAATATTAACCAAAAAACTATAAAGATATGAATACAGTTAAAGATGGATATGATATTATCAAAAGCCTGCGTCCTGCGCCTATCGACCAGACGAACGTCATGGAAGCCAGCCTACTTGACTTGCTGTTCGATGGCAGCAGATACATACAGGAGGGTCACAAGGCTGTTGGCTTTATCAACAACCTTCCTTCTATCGTTTCTGTTTACGACAACTGCCTTGCTGTATCACTAATCCCGAACAACTCTCCCGAAGAGGAGGTTGACGAATGGGCTGTCCGGGTTGTCAACTCTTTCTCTACCCAGCGCTTCGACGAAGTGAGAAAGTTCGAGTATGTGAGCCTGTTCAATTTCAACGATGGACTTGTCTGTACCTATATGGTTACGCGAGGTGTTGTTGAGTTGCAGTTCCATTTCACAGACTAAGCCAAAACCGGGCTGTGAGTTATACAACTCCAGCCTTCCATTGTCTAACCATTTAAATATTTTGAATTATGACAACAGTAAGAAAAGCAACAAAAATCCTGAAAGCTTCCGATATCATGAAGAAGAAGGGTATCGTCCAGAAGCAGATGGACATGAGTAAGTTCAATGAGGTCGTGGAGGATTTCTTTATGACCCACGAACCAAAGGAAACAATTCTCCTCACTCCGAAAAGATTTATCGAGATGGACAACCCTCCAGAAGGTGACTTCATCGACTATCTCGACGTGAGCGTGTGGGAGAGGAAATGCGATGACCCAGACGATCCGTTTGACTTTATAGACTATCAGTGCATGAAAAAGAACGGAACGCTACGTCCGATGCTTATTATCAACGAGCCGTTCATCGGCAATGCTGCCGGGTGGCTGAGGGATTTTTGTGGATTCACTGTAAAGAGCAGAACACGAAAGAAAAAGAAGGAATACATCGTGTCTCTGCCGGTGTAAAAGCCAAACAAGGCGTGGAACGTCATTGTTTCACGCTTCTATTATTAACCAATTAAAATAGAAATTATGGAAGAAAAAATCGAAAAATTCAAGGAATTGATGGAAGCAAAGCATAACTGCCAGTTTTGCCTTGACAACGCTACAGGAAGTGCGGACATGCACGGGTTAGTGTATTGGGCAGAGAGAGTCGAGAAATTGAGAGAGGAGGTGTCAGAGCTGTTGTAGTCAAACAAAACCGTTACGTAATGTAGCGGTTTCTACAAACCAAAACATTAAGAATTATGGATAAGAAAGAATTGAAAGACAAGATTTACAGTATGCGCAGTTTTGACCTAATTGAGCTTGCGTGTACCATCAGGGAAATCATGAAAGAATACGGTGTCTTTAATATAAAACTCAAACAGCCGGTTCTTTGCTACAGAGAACTCTATGAGGCAACATCGATTGCTATAAGCGATACTTATACCGCTATACCAGTCATTACTCTAACCTTGAGAACCTGCAATAGAGTTAAGAAAGAAGTCCTTGCAGCAGACTACCCCTGGATGGATTTTGAATCACTCGCAAGAATAGTCTCAGAGCTTAACGATGAGCTTGAAGGTTAAATTAGCGTTAAAAACGGCAAAGGTTTGGTTTATACTGAAAAATATACCTACCTTTGCTGACTATCAAACCAAAACATTTTAGAATTATGAAAGAGATTCATTTAAAAACAAGAGACTGGGAGAGGCTTCTCACCTACGAACAGCAGCAGAAGTACAAGTATGCGATAAAACAGGGGTGGTTCTCAGACTATCACGGTTCTTCGTGGCGGCATGATACCTTTTATGGCGCATATATCTGGAAACACCCTAAGTATATCAATGTTGTACGCACATTTTCCGATCTTGTTGGGCACAAGCCACTGTGGTCCGATGTTACAGACGACAATCTTCGTGACTTGACCGAAAAAATACAGGAACTTTACGCGCCTAACTCTTCAAGAACGATATGCGCTACAATAAAAGCTGTCATAAGGGAGAACGACGAGAAGGGCATACGGAGCAGCAAGTTCGACTCCATACTTAGGGTTAAACGGGTTCCCGTTCAGGCTGTATATCTTGACGACAACGAGATACAGAGCCTTATCGACTATATCCCTCACGGATCTGTTGAGCGGTACGTTAAGCGAATGTTCATACTTGAGTGTTTATGCGGTGCCCGCCTGAGCGATTGCCACAACATCACGCCCGAGAATATTGATGATACAGGGAAATATATCGTATATGTCGCTCAGAAAACAAAAGCGGAGGTGAGAGTCCCTCTTCACAAGAAGCTACGGCCATTCCTTGTATGTGGAACAGCAGACGAGCCTGTTGGCGGAGTTGTTGACGTTTACTTCAACAAGGTTCTGCGAGAAATATGTATCAACTGCGGAATCGATACTCGTGTCAAGGTATTCAAATGCGGTAAGTACGAGTCTGGACCTAAATACAAGTTCGTGTCTTCACATACCGGCAGGCGCTCGTTCGCGACAAACCTTTCAAAAAAAGGAGTGCCGGTAGAGCAGATTGCAATCATGATGGGGCACGCCAACGGAGGCAAGCCAAATATCGAAATGACACAGCGTTACATTGTGGGAAAGACCAATATCGACACAAGAACCTTGCGCGTTTTCGGTATCTATGACGATGATTACAATAGCGTCGGCGATGAATGCTAAACAGAGAGGAGGGTAGAACCTCCCTCGCTATTAACTAAAACTTTACAAATATGGATTACGGAGAAGAATACAAAGAGAAGTTGGCCAACCTTGGCAGGTGGCAGCTTTTGAGACAAGCAAATAAAATGAGAAGAAAACTTTTAGCGTTTTCCGAACTTGGGGATGTTGACAAAGCGTTTAAAAACCTCAACGAGAACGAATGGTTGAAGAACGTTATTGACGCAAAGAGCAGACAGATCGGCATTGCGAGAAGTTTAATAATGGACGAGCTCGAAAAGAGGGGTATTGATACAGGAGGTAAGTATCTTACAATGCTTACGGCCCTGAAAATCCTTCTTGGCATCGAGCAGTTCAGAGATAATAACCACAAATAATTTAGAATTATGTTAGAAGGAGTAGAAACGGAAACGCTCGAAAAGTGGGCCAAGGAGTGCAATGAGAAGTATCATAAACTTTTCATACAAACTCTTCAAAAGCCTTTGTTGGGCGAGATTGGAACGAACGGACAGATGATCAAAGAGCTGAAAGACCTAAATATGAGCTACTTTGAGGAAATGAGCGACTACACAGACGGGGTTATCGACGACCTTGATGGCGGTTTTATCGAACTCTTCGAGAAAGCAGAGGAGAATGGAACAAACGTCATACAGGAAGCGAAAGAGTGTCTTTTTACCCTTAAAGCCGTAGACGATATGCTTAATGCTAAACATTGGGTCAACGAAGATGGCCATATATGCGACGAAGAAGGCAATAGACTTTCTGAAGACAGAGAGCATCGGGTATTCGAGGTTATCAAGGGAGGCAAGTGTGACGATTAGCTAAAACCGGGGAGCAGAAATACTCCCTGCAATTATTAACCAAGCCCTACGCATCACGGTTAAGCGGAATTTTATGAAAGAGTTTAAAGTATATTGGAACAATACGGTAGAGATAAATCTCGTAGCAGATTTCGACACACTTGATGAAGCAAAGCAATATTGCACCGAAAATACAAAAGGGTATGATAAGGTATGCGACAATGACAACTGTTGGGAAGGTCGTAGCAATAACTTTCACTACGAAGTTTACGATGGCGAAAAGGAAATATTGGATGAGGATGGTGATGTTGTAGATATCAACGAACCGGTTTACGAGACACCTCAGTATTATTGCGATTAATTATAAATAAGGTAATGAGGGGCTAACCACCCCTCAATAAGCCCTATCGCAGCGCGGTTAAGCGGAAGCAATATGATTACTAAAGAATTGGCAAAACGACTCATTGAACAGGCTGAGTATAATTGCTCAGGCGAAAAAGTGGAGTATGATATAGACGACATAATGTCGCTCAGTGAAGACGGTGCTTATCTCGTTTTTGCATCATCCAAGTCTTGCAAGACATCTTTTGTCTGCTACGAAGATGGAACGGCTTATTTTCTCAGCGACTGGCAGGGTTGTTACCCTGTAAGCGAAAATGCAATAGCCGAGTTCAATAACTGGGTAACGATAGACTGGAAGGAATCGCCCGTCATCTTTAACGGACTTCCAAGAGTTCTATTTGATTTATAAACTAATTCAGCCCTACCGCAACACGGCCAAGCGGATTTAATATGAAGAAGTTTGTTTTGCAATTAGGAAAAGATAACGCGGTGTGCAACAATGTAGAAGAAGCTAAGAAGTTTATTAGCAGATTTGGACGTCTAACGAGTGCAGGCGAAAAGCGAATTAAAGGCTTATTCGATGGTACGATAAAGGTAACCAGGGACTTTGCCTGGATGATGCCAAAACATATACCAGAACTTATACTATATCCCGAGCAGTCTTGCAGAATGTGGGTAAAGCCGATTTCTATATTAGAAGAGAACGGATATTCGCTTGAACAGAGTGTAGGTGGGTCCTGGAGATTGATGAGAGATGACGTTCTTATATACGACGATCCTGCTTGCGAAGACCTCAACGAAGACGAGGCTACAGCAGTAGAGTTCTTCACTGGATACTTTAAGGAATACGTGAAGTCATACTCCATGGATTACGAAAGCTATCACGTTAATATTACCGAGGATAGTGAGTATTACCATATTGATTTCCGCACGGGCTTAGGCGAGGCGCATTACCTCAAGAGCGATTGGACTCTCGAAGAAGCGCTCAAAGATCAAGCCGAGATGTAATATAATATTTTCTTAAAATATTAACAAACTTTACAAATTATGAAGAAGATTTTATTTGCACTTGCTTTCATCATGTCGTGTGGCTTCTGTTTCTCGCAGAATACAGTTGCAGACATAGAGTTTGGGAAGACGTCATACGAAGAAGCAGTGCCGAAGCTGACTTATAGATTTGGTGAACCCGCTTTCGAGGATACGGATAACAGAATCATAATTTTTGCCGGTCTTCGATATTCTGGATTTTGGTTCGATAGGGCATGGTTCTTCTTCGAGAGCACCACATCGCACAATGTATTCAATAAATGCTGGATGATTGCTAATTTTAATAATGCTAAAGAGGCAAAGGACTTTAGGGATAATATTGCATCGAAAGTTGGTGAGAAATACAATGTTGAGGCAAAAATAGATCCAGAGACGAAGTTTAAAGACTATTACGTAGGGACATCACCCACAGATTCAACCAAGCCCTATATGAAAATATCGACTCGAAGCGACGGTAATGGCACATATACAACAGGCATTGACTATGGACCATTCGAGTATATAAACGAAAATTTCTAACAACAGTTTCAGCCCTCGACAGCACGGTGAAGTCAACAGATATGGATGAAAAACTAGTAGTGAAGATTCTCATGATAGCCGGGAATATTGCCGCTGTTATATCTGCATTGGTTGTCCTCTACAATCTAGGCGTAGCAATATTTGACTCAGACCTCAAGGCTAATGCCGCAATAGATAGAATCCCAATCGGCATTGCTTCCTTTCTATCATCCGTCGTACTCATCGGTTTCGCGTATATCGTAAAACACGTGTGCGAAGTCAAGGATTAATTCATATCAAGGAGGCTTTGGAGAATATTGACGGAGGATACCTGTACGGATCGGAGAAGGATGTCTATAATGAATGCCTTAGAGATTGTGGTGGCGACAAGTAGAAGGCAAGAGCGGACTATCTGTTCTCCAGGGCACTCTGTAATGTAATTAGCAACGGAAGAATAGTCGATTCGGACGACTAATATAAAATATTTATAAACTTTATAAATTATGAAGAAATTATTATTTGTTTTAGCGTTAATAGCGTTTGCTTCTTGTAACAGTTCTCAATCACAAATGAAGAAATGGGTCGAAGACAAGATTGAAAAGCAAGCAACATCAAAAGGACAAAAATATGAAGCGTCAGACTTCGGAACGTTTTACGCAATCGGTTTCAAAGAAAATGCGGATTCCCTTGCTAAAGCAAAAGGTATGACACCAATGGGTGATGATGATGTGTATTGGAAAATGATAAACCGAGAAGGGTGGATTGCGGGTAATCTACAAGAGAATCCATTCTGTGATTTGTCAAAAGTAAAGGAAACAGCCGTTGAGATTGATAACTTTATCAAAGAACAACATCTTACTGCTAATTGCTATTTCGTAATTCATAAATACAAAATAACGGATAGCGACCTTGGTGTTAGCTCTAATATGGCTGCTGGTTTTGTCATTGGCGCACCTGGAGAAAAATACGAAGGAGTCCTACATTGTTGTGAGAAGTCAATCCAGCCAAACGAGTAATGTCTATTCATCCATCCATCTAATCGGTGGGCGGCTTTTTTATTAAAAATCGCAAAAATATAACGAGGATACAGAAATTTTTCGTATCTTTGCAACGTTAAAAATCTTTGTGGTACGATTACCACATCTTCTTATGAGGGTGCGATTGTTGTATCTAATCTTATTGAATATAAAGTAATTTTATATAAGGATTACTGCGCCGTGTCGAGGGATAGGAAACTACCCTCGGGGTTTCACAAAGAGCCTTAACAGCACGTAGCGCAGTTTTTTTTGTTTAAATCTTTGTGATATGAATACAAATGTAATTCTATCAAAGGATAGTAACCCATCAGATATTGAGCGTTACTTCCGTGGTGTGTTGGCATTAGACCAACAAGACAAAGTGTTCTCAGTAAACCTTGATGATGTTTGGCAGTTGGTTTACTCTGAAAGAAGCAAAGCTGTTAGAGCATTGAAGGCAAACTTTATTGAAAATGTGGACTTTATCCCGCTTGCCCAAAATGGCAAGCAAAACAAACAAGGGGGTAGCAACAAAATAGACTACTACCTCACTTCGGCATGTTTGGAGTACTTTGTGGCCCGTAAGGTTCGCCCAGTGTTCGAGGTTTATCGCAGAGTGTTCCATCACGCAGTTGTGCAAGTTCAGCAGCCATCTTTGCAGGAGCAGATTCAAGCCAACCTCACCTTTGCGGATTGGGCTATCAAGACCCTCAACATCAACGAGGCATCCAAACTTGGATGGGCGAAGAAGATTAGCGACAAGTTCGGTTTGGCTGCCGAATTGCCAGATGCAGTAAACGCAGGAACGGAGAAGCCGATCACCCACGCTGCCACAGACTTATTGAAGTCACACAACGTTGGCATCTCTGCACAAGCTTTCAATCGTATGCTTGAGCTCAAAGGAGTGGTAAAGCATGCTACTCGACCAGGAAAGCACGGAAAAGTGCATAGCTGGTATGTTATCACTCCTGCCTTCGACAAGTACGGTCAGAATCAGCAAGACCCGAAGTTCCAACAGCAGACGCAGATACGTTGGTATGACGCAACATTCAACGAATTACTTACAATCGTTGGACTTAACAGACAAACATTATTAAACTTAAAGTAAAAGGAGATTAAACTATGAATGAGAATAACGTAAATTACGACATGCTTGAGAATGTAAAACAGCCAAGACTCGCCAAGACACTCATCAAACTGAGCGAGGTATACAGAGAGTATATGAAAGAGACAAACATGGCGTGTGAGAAATTAGGAGTTCCATGCGACAGACAGCAGAACAACTTTATCATAAGCTACAATAAGTTGACAGCCATCATCACAGGGACAATAGCTTCAATAATGGACGTCGAGGTAAACGAGGCTGTCAGTATATCAGACTAAGATAGCTCACGTATTTCTGCTTCACCTCGCTTGGCACAAGTGGTCGAGCGAGGTTTTTTCATTGAAAAAAAACTAAAAATGTTAAAATCTTACTTTTCCGAAAAGCCCCGTAAATATGCCTAAATATCAAATACGAAACTTATCTATGTCTAAACCTTGTTAATGCAAAAATTGCCAAATTTGGCGATAAAAAATCTATTGCATACCTTTGCAGTGCTTATCAGAAATCGCTCGCTGATAAATTGAATATGCTTTATCTTAGTGGCTTTTGCCACTCCATGATATACCCTATCCAATACTCGGAGAGCGACTGAGTAGAGGATAGGGTAAATTCTTTTATCCTATTCCTCGAAGTCAAGGTGGAAGAGACGGCTAAATACACCACGCACACCAAGACTTTAAATGCAAGTGGGACTCATGGCAAAAGTGCAGGGTTTAATCGCAGAAGGCACGAGAAGGGTGGATGCTACAATCCGAAAGCTGCGACGCTGAAGCACGTGTAGTTCGTGTAGAGGTCGAATGAAGGGTCAATATACTGGGTCCATGCCATTCGAGGAATCCCACGCCTACAAGTTTTTTCTTGTGGGTAAGGGGGATTCTCTCAATCAGCTATCTGCAACCTGTTCCATATTCTTTAAATAATGTAAGTATAAATTTAAATAAAATATTATATCATGGATAAAGATAAAGAAAATAATATTATTATACCCACGCGCGAGGAGTTTGAGGACTTCTGCTCACTGAAGCTTGGGTATAATGACAGAGAGTTTACATCAGAATTGTGGAAAACCTGCCAAAAAGTTGGTTGGAGGAAGAAAAACGGCGACCCTCCGAAGAGCTGGCAGATACTGGTTATATGCTATAATGGCATCGTGCTTCCAAAATTCGGTCGCAAACCATACAAACGAGCATCTGTATCAGAAAAAAGCGGAGAAGAGGAGTTCCCGGATAACGGCATGCACTATATCGCCTATACTGATGGTAGCTGTGACAACAAATCATCCAGAAAGGCAGGTGGATCCGCCTATGTCCTGATTAAGGATGAAGAGGTTGTTAGAGTCAAGAATCACGGCCAACTCAACACTACGAACAATCGTATGGAGCTGCTTGCCATAATTTCTGCGGTCAATGCCTGCCCGGACGGCGCCTTTGTTGATGTTTATACTGATAGCAAATATAGCATACTGACCCTGGAGAAGACGTACAAGCCGGACACAAACGGTGACCTATGGGAGCTCTACCAAAAGCATTCTCGCCACGTGTCAGGAGTTCGTCTCCATTGGGTTAAAGGCCATAACGGCGACCATTATAACGAGATGGCAGACGAAATGGCGTACGGAGCGTATTGCGAGATTTGCGACAAATATGGAATAAAGAAAAGTAATAGACACTAATCTTCTATCCTATATTTCTTATTGGTATAGAGGCGTTATATAAATAAAAAATATTGAGATTATGAACATCAGACTGAACAATAGGACTGGCCGTCTGGAAATCAAAACCAGGAAGAGGATAATAGCATTCAGTTGCGATATTCTGAAAGGCTCTTATTATATAGTTCCGACTATAAGGTTTGACATCAGCAGGGCATACGGAAATAAGAGCATCTGGTTCTTATTCCTTGGTGCTTTCGCGTTGATTGATATTTTTAAATTAAAAGACTAAGAAATGAAAAAGATTAAATGGAAAATCGCCGCATTCGTGGCGTGGGTTGTAATAACCCTCATGGTCGTAGATGTCGGGCTCAGGGGAGTGAGCAAGGCAGACACAACGACGAACATCGTAAGCGTAGCCATCCTCCTGATATGGCTTCTCGTTTCAATCGCAACGGATTGTTTAACATTCAAAAATAAAAAAGATGAAAAAGATTAAATTCGTGTTCATGTTGTCGCTGATTCTTTCAGCGCTGTGTTTAACTTCTTGCAGCGAGCGCATTGACGCAGGTTCTGAGGGTATCCTGGTGAACCTCTATGGCACCGATAAGGGTGTTGATGACGTTAGCCTCGTTACTGGCCGCGTGTGGTACAATCCATTCACTGAGGAGGTCTATGAGTACCCAACGTTCGTTCAGACCATCGACTACCCTGCGTTCACCATCAACGCCAAGGATGGCTCTGAATTTACCGTAGATCCTACCGTGTCACTTAAGATGGTTGACGGTAATGCTCCGAGAGTATTCAAGAAGTACCGCAAGGAACTGAAGGATATTGTGAACGGAACTTTATTCAACTATGTGAAAGATGCCTTCCGTATCCAGCTCAACAAGTACACAACCGACCAGATTGTCAGTAATAGAGATTTAGTCGAACGTGCCATCGAGACGCAGCTTAGTAAGGCTCTTGCTAAGGAGCATTTTCATCTGGAGCAGTTGACTTCCGGCTTGAAATATCCGACATCTATTGTTGAGGCTGTTAATCAGAAGAATAAGGCTATTCAGGAAGCTCAGCGAGCACTCAACGAGGTAGCTGTGAAGAAGGCAGAGGCAGAAAAGATGCTCGTACAGGCACGTGCAGAACGCGAGGCCAACGAACTCAAGACAGCCTCTCTTACTCCTGCTATCTTGAAAAAGATGTGGATTGAGAAATGGGATGGACGTCTCCCAGTTTACGGAAACGTCCCTCAGATGATGATGACAACCAAGTAGATTACAGCATCCCCACGCCATTTTACGAATGACGTGGGGATTTTCTATGTTAACCGTTCAGATAGTCGATGACTTTTCTGTTGGCCTCATCCACCTTCCTTGTGTCATATTTGATGTACGTCGAAGTTATCGCATTGTCCCAAAGCGAATGACCCAGAGAACGGCCTATAACCTCCATTGGAATATCCATCTCGCTTGCGATCGTTGCCCAGGTGTGTCTGCTCCAGTAGCTTGTTATATCCTTCTCGACAGGGTGTATTGTGACATAATAGCTGTGTCGCTCCTTTTCTCCTATTGTACGAAGGTGTCTTGTCATGTTGTTGGCGAAGGTGTTTGTAAGAGTCGTTCCCGCCTCCTCCAGGAAACTGAGAAGATAGTCCTTCTTCCTGCTCTTATGCCGGCTTATTATCTCCATTGCCTCAGGCTCAACCTTGATGTCGTACAATTTTCCTGTCTTGTTGCGCTTGTAGCTTATACGGCCATTCTTTAAAGCCGTCTTTGGAAGGAACAGCAGGTCGCTTATGTTGATACCGATGAGGTAGAAACACAGCATGAAGCAATCTCTGTACATGGCCTTCTTCCCGGTCAGCCTGAAATCCCTTATCGCACGCAGCTGTTCAAGGGTCAGGCAGCGCTTTTTGGTCTGTTCCTTTCTCAGCGTGATACCACGGAACGGATACTTGTCCGTCAGTTCGTCGTCTATTGCTTTGTTGAAGGCGAACTTCATAATCTGAATGTCGGTAGATATTCCGTTCACAGACCTTCCCTTACTCTTCTCGTGGTCGATATAAGAAAGTACCCACTTCTTGTCAATAGTGTTAAAGTTACAGTTCTTGTCGTAAGCCTCAATCGTTCTCGCCACTCGCTCGTAGTTTCTTCTCGTGTTGTATTTACCCTTCGTTTCTGCAACTTTAAGTATATACCCAACAAACGAACCTTGATCCGTCTTCTTTGCGCCCTTGACGATTTCCGTTACATGACATTTTAGCTCATCTGCCGTCTCGTCCTTGTGGTTTAAAATGTAATCCTCCACGTCCGCATAGAGATTCGCAAGCCTTGCGGTCTTCGCCTTTGCGTTTCGGTCCGACTTTGGGAATATCAACCCGGAAAACTTTTCAGTTGTCTGCAAACCTGTGTAGACATAGAATCTCTTGTACTTAAAGGTTATAGAAAAGAACACCTTTAGATCCCTTTTGTTTACATAAATCTTCATTGCATGATTTCCTTTCGTTATCTAACGCTTCAGTCCAATCAGCCTGTTTTATTTTTGTTTGCATATTGTTTGCATTTTATAATATATTTGGGCGTATTTACGGGGCTTTTCGGGCTGTTTTTTACATTTTTAGCGTATCAGTTTTAATGTTTATACTATTGAAAATCAGTGAGTTAAGTAGCGCTGTCGCCCAATACGTTACAGTTATCATTGTTATCTTTGTAACTTACTGATTATTAATTTATTATGAGTCTTTAAAAATACCTTGTTTGCGTATTGTTTGCAATTTTACTGCTTGTTTGCAAGCATATCGAGAAGCTGCTTGATCTGAGCATCTTTGCTTGCAAGTTGTTTGCGCATATCTTTAATCTGTTCGCGGAGTATCCCAATCTCTTTGTCCTTTAATGACTCGTCACCTATAAAGAGATTTGAGACTTTAGCAAACGCATTGTCCGGAGTACCCAGTGCTCCTTCGATGGATTTTTCGATACGTCCACCTGTATTTATGTCATTTCCTACACTATATGTATGATCGACATAAACATTTCCTTCTCCACTTTTGAGCCATTTTTGATTTACGCCCATATACTTGCTTATCTTGAATATGTCTTTGTTTGTTATTCCATACTCGCCCTTTAGCTTCTTTCGAAGATTTCCAGGGTCAATATCAACTTTCTTCGAAAAAGAGTTGGCATTGTATCCATTCTCTTCAATAAGATGTTTTATTCGACAAATTAACTCTATATCCTTATTCATAATTACAAATATACAACTAAACACGCGATTATTGTAAAATAACCTTAAAAACACACGATTTCACACGAAATTATTTGGTGTTTTCGGGTGAAAGTAGTACCTTTGCAAATGTCAATCAGTTAGAACAACTGAAAGATAAAAGCAAGGTGGAACGAGTGGAAGCACTCATCCAACGATTAGACACCGCAAAGATACGTGTTTTACCTCGTTTTACCAAGTTTTTTTAGTTAATAATTTAAAACGAGTTAGAAAAAGATTTCTTATGAAAGCTAATAAGGTAACTGCCGAAGATATTAAAAACATCGGAATAGGCGGAAAAATCGAAGTCGAGTTGCCAAACTATCTCGCTTGTGTTGCTGCGAAGGGTGCTGTTACTTATGTAAAGAGGGCATACCCAAGAACGGACGGAAACGTGTATTACACATTTCTAAAAGGCAACACTATTACAATCGGTCTTACAGACCCTCACACAAGAGACGTTATTCTTGGAGAGAATGTAAAGTACCGAAAGCGAGTTAAGGCATAATATTAAATGTGTAGAAGATAAAAAATGAACGAACTAACCAAGAAAGGAACAATGACCTCGTTAGAAATAGCTGAGGCGACAGGAATGCGTCATGCTGACGTAATGAGAAGCATTCGAAACATGGAGGAAGCATGGGTGAAAGTATCAGAACGCAATTTTGCGTTGTCATCATACAAGCAACCTCAGCCGAATGGAGGGTACAAAGATGTTCCTTGTTATATTCTCAGTAAAACCGAATGCCTGTACGTTGCCACAAAGTTCAATGACGAGGCACGAGCAAAGCTTGTGTTGAGGTGGGAAGAGCTTGAAGCGAAAGAGATGAGCAAGTACCTGGTTCCGCAATCTTTCTCTGAGGCGCTCATGTTGGCGGCTAAACAACAGGAGAAAATAGAGAAACAACAGAAACAGATCGAAGCGAATTCAAAGGAAATCGTTGAACTTAACTGTGCGATAGCAGAGATGCAGCCAAAGGCGACATACGTTGATATTATCCTATCAAGCAAGGAAACAGTCACAACGACACAGATTGCGCAGGATTATGGTCAGTCTGCAAAGTCATTCAATATCCTGCTTAGGAATTTCGGGCTACAGCGTAAGGTTGGCGGGCAGTGGATTCTCTATGCAAAGTATCTCCCTTGTGGCTATGTTCAGTCAGAAACTGTTTCTATCACTCATCGTGATGGTAGTGTAGGTTCGGTTATGCACACAAAATGGACTCAGAAGGGCCGCTTATTCCTTTACGAGGAATTAAAGAAACACAAAATATTCCCTCTTATCGAGGGTGGAAAGGAGGCTCAAAATGACACCAAAAAAGAAGACCGTCATCAATAAGGTGGATAAAATATGGCTGTCTACACAGGAAGCGGCCACCTATATTGGAATGGGCAAGACATACATATCCGATCTACGGAAGAAAGGTATTCTTCCTCATTGTATGATAGGCAACACAGCGTTTTTCTTGAAAACAGACATAGATAATATGCTGGAGACGCATAGGGTGTTCTAAGAAGTATGAAAAAAGCAATAAATAATGATTAGTTTATAGGTGTTTGAAAGTTAATGTTAGAATGTTGCCCGTGAGGGTAGGTTTAAAATCTTTTGTTGTCGGCAGCGGCCGAAACGGTACTGGCAAGTTGCATTGCCAGTCCCCACATGGACACATAGCTCAGTGGATAGAGCATTTCCCTCCTAAGGAAAGGGCCGCAGGTTCGATCCCTGCTGTGTCCGCAATGTTTGCTTAGTTGATTTTCAGATGCAAAGCTAACGTCCTTTAAGCTTATAAAGTAGGTAGCTTGGGCAACTACAACCTTGCATTTTTTTAACAATAGCAAACAATAGCTCTTTGGCTTAATGGTTGACAACATAGTATGCGTGGAAAAGAAGTAGCCGGATAGCGCAATGAGCGCCGCGACCTGGTGAAAGGACGTACGACATACGGAAATCCAGCTAATTTCTGCATTAAGTAGTTTGACGAACCGCATCGGAAAGAAGAATTGTCGATGTAGGCACATACGAAAATAATGCAGTCTGGTGAATATATTATAATGAGTTCACATCACTCGTAGTTCATATATTCAAAGAGGCACGTGGTGTACGAATGTCACGGTTAGACAACCCAATGATACCTTATCTTATCGTCTGACAGGAATTGGTGTAACTCCAATCGCGCCTCCCACTCTTTTGTTTGTTTTAGATAATTTATTCATTATTTTACACCACTTATCTGTGAAGAAAGGTGGTGTTTTTTACAGCGGAATAGTAGCAGTTGGTAGCTCGTCAGGCTCATATCCTGAAGGTCGGTGGTTCGAGTCCACCTTCCGCAACGAAATTTATTGCACATGTTAATTTTGCTCGTTAATGTCGCCAGGCGTGGCGTTCCTATTTTTTTAAATGAATATTAGTTTAATGGCTCAGCTCTGTCTGTGAAGACAGAGCTCTGTTTTTAAACCTTAAAGCAATTAGGAAATGCGCTTGCGTTACGTGTTATGCAAGAGAAGAAGGCTCGATACCTTCTAAGGTTACGAATAGATCATATTTCTATTTTGTAGTTGTTGGTTATTATTTGAATGGGAACTGGAGGCTTGTGTACGCACGGCCTCCTTCCTTTTCCAAAAACAAGAAAAAGAATGAAAGTAATATACACAATAAGAGTTAAGAAAGAGAATATAAACGAACTCTCCAAGCTTGAGGCCGTAGAGAGAATATTCAATAACGAGAAAGGCCGCATGGTAGTTCTTCTCAAACAGAATTTCACTGACGGAAAGAGAGAGGTCGCCGAGAACGACTATATCGTTCAGTGGAAAAGTGGAAAATACCAGAGGTTCGGAGCTGTTGCGTTCGATAATCTTTTCAAAACGCCAAGCGAGGAGGGCAAACAATGGCGATAAAACGGGTAATGAACAGAAAGGTCCACTACGAAGGGCTTGAGTTCGACAGTAGTGAAGAGCTTCGTTACTACATTCTTCTCCTCGATGACAAGGATGTCTCCTGTATTCACAGACAGGTTAGGCTGTGTCTTATCAAGCCTCTGTACGTACTCGTTCCAAAAGCTCTAAAGACAAAAGTAAAGTGGGTCAAACGAAGCCTTGTAAAAGGGCATTACTACACGGCAGACTTTGTTTTCTTCGAGAACGGTAAGCTCGTCATCTGCGATGTCAAGTCTGAATATACGTCTAAGCTTCGCGAGTTCTCCATTACGATGAAGAATTGCATATCGCTTATAGTAAAGCATAATCTCAAGCGGCATCACGGAGAAGCTAAGGTGATATTCCGAAAGGCGATTTACAAGAATAGCAAAACACTACGTATTGTCGATTATCCTTCGGATGGCGAAAAAGTCATATACGAATAACGTGATTATTTAACCATATACATGACTTTACTTGAATCATTTTTTTAAATTTTTTGACAGTGGCCGCAGTGATGCGCCTGCTGTTTTTTAAATTCATTCAGAAAGCCTATGAAAATTATTATAGCATCATTTCTGCTTACAGTGATCGTGTTTCTGTTCGCAGCTTTTGTGGCAGTTCTTTTTAGAGTCAGCTCTTTTAAAAACGAAGATGATGGAGAATTTTAAACATTAAAGATATATTTTATGGAGAAGTTAAAATGTAATTCAGGCAATTTCTATGTTGCCGCTGTAGCTGTCGTTGAAGACAAGGATGGCGAAGTGAAAAAGGTGCGTAAGACTATTGTTGTCGAAGCGACCTCTTTTGGTGACGCAGAGCTCAAGGCGTCCGATTCTATGAGCGATTACAGTGTTGGCGATGTTGAGGTACTCAATATCACTCCTGCCGCTTTCAGAGAGGTCTACTCTTCCTGTGATAGCGATGACGACAAGTTCTATAAGGGAACCGTCGACTACATCACTGTGAACGAGAATACGGGCAAACCAAAGAAAACCAAGCAGTCGATGCTCATCCAGGCTAACTGCCTCAACAGGGCCACCCGTTATCTTGACGAGATTATGCGTGGGTCGATGGTAGACTACTCTTCTGTTTCTGTTTCCGAAACTCAGATTTTTGACAGTTTCTTTATTCATAAAGTGAAAGCCAATGATCAACAGGGATAGTTTGCAGGCAGTATTCGCTCGCCTCACACCACAGGTAGCAGAGGCCGTAATGCGAAAGAGGAAAGAACATAAGTGTCTTATGAATCTTACGAGAAACAACTCTCTTATGGTTCAACAACAAGCCATCTTTCTTAACTACATAGCAGGAGAGGGCAGACGAAAGTTTGTCATCCCCACTGTTGAGACCGATGCAGACGGAAGACAGAAAGTCGTCGATAAGATTTCGTTCAAATACATTGACCAGAAATGAAACATGCCTGTATGAGCTGCTTCTGGCGAGGTCAGTGCGACGACAAGAAGTCTGGACGCACATGGGAACACACGTGCGAAAGGTGGGAGTTTAGATATGAAAGTGATTAATTTTTAAATTATATTGTTAGATATGAGTAATACACAAGTTGCGACACAACAAAACAATATGTCGCTTGGTGAGTTGATGCACTCACCTGCCGTTGTTGGAAAACTCAACGAGGTTTGGAATAGTCCACAAATGGCTAATAGCTTCATGAGTTCGGTTATCAGCGTGGCTAACGGAAATCCACAGCTTCGAAATGCTGAACCAATGAGCATTATCGGTGCTGCTATGGTTGCAGCGACAATGCAGTTGCAGGTTATCCCTACATTAGGTCAGTGCTATATTATTCCTTATGGAAAGAAAGCACAGTTCCAAGTTGGTTACTTAGGATTGCTCCAACTTTGCCAACGAAGCGGTCAGTTTAAGAAAATTCTCGCAGCTCCTGTTCATGAAGGTGAATACGTGTCGGGTGACGAGTTCGATGAAGAGTATGTCTTCGATAAGAAACAAAAGAAGTCAGATAAGGTTATCGGTTATATGGCTAAGTTTGAGCTTCTCAACGGATTCACAAAGGTTGCTTATTGGGATATTGACAAGGTGAAGGCTCATGCTACAAAGTTTAGCCAAGCTTTCAGAGCTGGTTTTAATTCTCCTTGGAAGTCTGACTTCGATGCTATGGCTCAGAAGACGGTTCTCAAATCAATCTTGAAGTTTGCTCCTAAATCAATCGAAATGCAGAATGCGGTTACTTTCGACCAATCGGTTATCAATACAAATACTTCTGATGTTCAGGATTTGGATATTGATGCTTTTGCTCCAGAGTATGTTGATAACATCGAAAGCGAGAAGAAAGAGAATATTGCTGCTATGGCCGCTGACGCTGCGAAGGCTGATGCCGCAAAGAAGGAGGATAAGAAATGATTACCGACAATGTAGAACAGCGCAGCTTAGAATGGCACAGGATGCGATGTGGCTGCATAACTGGTTCTAAGGTTGCCGACATCATGAAGTCTGGTCGCAAGAAAGATGAGGTTTTTTCCGACACGGCAAAAGCGTATCTCTTCCAGGTTGCAGGCGAACGTATGTTTAATCCTGCATTCTTGAATGATGATGATATTTTTCAAGACTACATCGACCAAATTTCTGTCAATACTAAGGCTATGCAGTGGGGAGCCGACCAGGAGGATGCAGCTAAGGCTCTCTATATGCAGATGAACTTCCCTGAAGGAGAGATGGCAGAGCTGTCGTCTTGCAAGCACGACACAATACCTTACTTCGCAGCTTCTCCCGATGGCGCAATATATGGCCGTGATGGCGGAGATATAAAGATTATCGAGGTCAAGTGCCCAAACATCAACACATATATGAAGTACCGAACTCTCATTCATGATGCTGCCTCGCTCAAAGAAACCGAGCCGAAGTACTACTGGCAGATGATGGCTGAGATGAGTTGTACTGGCGCTAAAGGCGGAATCTTCATCGTATATTGTCCTTGGCTGTCAAAGCCTATTCATTGGGCTGAGATTGACAGAGTGGAGGATGATATCAAGCTTATGGAAGATAGAGTAATCCTCGCAAACGATTTTATTAACGAAATTATCAATAATTAGATGGCAGACATAACAGGAAAAATTATCGCAGTGTTGCCGACAAGAAGCGGCACATCTGCCAAAGGAACACAATGGAGTTCCCAGACTGCGGTCATCGAAACACACGAGCAGTACCCTAAGAGGGTTGCTTTCGATGTTCTTGGTGACAAAATCACAGAATTTAACTTACAGGTTGGTGAGGAAGTGACAGTATCATTTGACATCAATGCCCGTGAGTATAATGGAAAATGGTTCAACTCAGTGAATGCCTGGCAGGTCGTTCGCCAGGGCGGTCAGCAGGCTCCTATGCAGGGTGGCTACAATATGAATCCTCAGGCAGGCGCCAAGGCAGCACAACAGGCAGCTATGGCCGGAGCACCAAACCCGATGAATCCAAATAATCCGTTTCCGCCAGCACAGCAGCCAGGAGCACCAGCAGGGAAATCTGATGACCTTCCATTCTGATCTGGATGATAAGGTTAAACTTATACAAAAAGCATTCAATGCTGTAATAGTATGATGTACAACACAAGTAACCCTCTTGAGGCACAGAACTTGAGGCTTCGTGTCGACAAGCTGATAGAACACGGAGAGATGGTAGAACTGATAAGCAAGAAGCCACGGTCACTCAAGGCCAATGCTTATCTTCATACCATCCTCTCATACTTCGGCTTGCAGACAGGCAACACGCTCGAAGAAGTAAAAAGTTACTACTTCAAGAGGGTTGTCAATAGTGATCTGTTTGTGAGGCACAAACACGATGATATTCTTGGTGATGACAGAATATATCTTCTGTCTACCACAAAGCTGACACAGGAAGAACTTTCGCTTGCCATAGACCGTTTCAGAAACTGGTCTGCCGACAAGGCTGGTATCTACATTCCGTCATCAGAAGAATATATCGCACTTCTTCACATACAGCACGATATTGACAACGCTAAAAATTATCTCTAAGCAAATGATATTACCCAAAAAGATAAGAAATAAGTCTGACGAGTTGTTCCCCGACAACCATGAGGCCCACAAGGCATTTCTGATGGGAGCCGCAATGGCACTTGGATACGACCTGTCCGACTTTCAGAGCGACGAACAGCCCTGCTGTGATGATTATCCCTGCAAGGAAGCTCTCGAAGCATGGCTTGCATACAAGAAAGAAAAACGTCAGACTTACAAGCCACGTGGGTTAGAAGCTCTTAAAAAGAAACTTCTACAGTTGTCAAACGGAAATCCTGAATACGCAAAGGTTATCGTTGAGTATTCTATGGGCAACAACTACACTGGGTTGTTCGCTCCTAAAAACAATGGTGTAAACAGCTATGAACAACAGCAACGAACTTTCAACAAGATTAATTCAATCCTTGCCGACTGAATATAGTCAAGCGGTATCAAAATACGGTGAACAATATGCGCTATTCCTGGAGAAATATCCTACTCTGCAAAATCGCACGGACACTATAACTTCCATATATGATTCTGTCGATAGAGACGGTATGTCCTTTGTTGAAGTTGATAAGTACTTCAAAGATGGTGCAAGCGAGTTCTGGATTAAAGTAATGCTCATTGATTTGTTTATGGTTGTTGGAGCTATCGACTCAACTACTTCTTACCAGTTCAAGGCTATGGCGCAGCGCATCAGACAAGAATACTATCACCTTACTCCAAGCGAGCTTACCAGATTCTTCTACGAGTTTTCTATTGGCGAGTACGGCGAAATCTATGTCGGAAAGACCGTGAATCCTCAGAGACTTTTTATAGCTCTCGAAAAGTATATGTGCAAGGTATACGAAAAGAGAGCCGAAATTGACGGACAGAGAAACCGCGACAAGCAGAAGATAGAGGATGAGAAGGCTAAGATGAACGCTATATCCTACGAAGAGTATTGTTTGAGGAAAGGTGTTGATCCGAAACAATCCCCTCTTTTCGAGCTAAAACAAAAACTTGAAAAAGAATCAAAACGAGACCAAAATGGCAGACGTAAGTAAAATGGCAGAGGAATGGCTCAGTGAGCACCCTGATGCGACAAAGAAAGAAATATGGATGGCTGGTTATTGGCGGTCAACTGATAACTGGTGCAACCAAACCAAGTAAATTTTAGAATTATGACACAGAAAGAACGTATTGAGAACGCTACCACAAAGCAGGCGTTAGTGTTCTTTGTAGAAAGGGAGGTCTGATATGCAGTGGAAACCAAACAGATCAAAACCATTAATAGCAGGTATCCCTCTGAAAAGACCATCACAGGAACAGGTCAACAAGGCTTACATGCTTTTCTACTCCATGATAGGAGGCTTCGCCTCTGTGGTACAGACACAGATTACTGATGTATACAACTATGCGCGACAGGATAAAAAACTGTTCCGCATGGAGGCAAAAAAGCGGCTTACGGAGGCGAAACGATGTTCTGACGAACTTGTTGAATCTTTCATGTTCTATATGGGCAAGATTGGTATGCAGCAGATATGGCTCGACCTCACAGATGCTATCGAGGAGGATATTAGGCCAGATATACAGAAATGCTTTTATGCTCTCGATAACCAGTTCTTGAAGTTCGGTATTAAGCAGCATAAACTCTACACCCTCATTCTCATGGCCGAGATTTTATCAAGAATGCTTTGTAAGTCTGTGGATGAGTTCTCGTCTGTTATGCAGAAGAACTACGGCATGACAGCATTTACCGTTGGCAGCCGGTTCACTGTGCCGGTCAAGGGTGTTTATGCCAGGATACGCAACGTGATGGAACTTCTTTATCCTGTTTCTATAGACAACAATGTGTTTTCGGAATGCGAAGACAAGTTTAACCTTGGCTTCGAGATTATCGGTCTCAAAATCCTTGATTGCCATCGTGCTGACGAAGCCTTATCCAAGGCTTGCAAACTTAACGGAGTTAATATAACACCCGACGGGTCTGATAAGAAAAACCCGATCGTCAACACCGGCACACCTTGGAATGAGGCTCAGATAAGGGCGCTTGCTATAGGGTTCCCGGATTCTCCTACAAAAGAAGTCGCACATATTGTAGGCCGCAGCGTTTATGAGGTAAACAAGAAAGCCAAAGAGCTTGGGTTGAAAAAATCTCCTAAATACCTCAAAGCAATAAGAACAGCAAACCTTAAAAAGAAAACAAGATGAAAAAGATTCCAAAGTTATACACAAAGAATAATAAAGGTCGCTACGAGGAATACAAGATTCCCGAATGTGACACATCTGATACATTTTATCAGAAGATAAAGGGAAGGTACGAACCCGCATGTATGCTCTTGCATGACTCTCTACCAGAGGGCGTGTGGGTAATCACTCGACATCGTTCTTCTACAGAGTATATCAGCGGGGCATACCTTCGTGAGCGCTTCCGTCTTGATAAAGTCTCTGATATTGAGCGTTTTCCTCTTTCCAAGATGGGACATATAAACAAGGTGTCTGATCGCATCATGAGTGAATTAAAACTAAGTAATACCGATTCTAAGCCTATGACCAATCGCGAACTTGTTGATGCTGTTGTTGGGCTTGTATACAAGATTAACGAGGAGGATAGCTTATGATGTCAGAAAAGCAATATCGAGTAGCCCGAAAGGGAATCATCGATCAGATTAAGTTAGCTCAGAAGCTACACTGTACCAATTTAGCTCAGAAGCACAAAGCTGCATTGAAGAAGCTCGAATTGCGCTTTTTACAACCAGATGCAACAGGTTGTTTTGATTGGCGAGCACGAGTATCGAGTAGTTATTATCACATATAATTAGTAAGGTCATGGTAATAGTAAATTTTGAAATTGGGAACAAAGAATTTGAGGTACGTTCTATACGTGAATCAGGTTATCCGCCAACAGAGAATGAACGTGGTTCATCGTTGGTTGAGTATGATGTAACAACATACAAAGATAATCAGCCAATGATGAAGAAATTCAATCAAAAGAAACGAGTTTTCTTTGACCTTGAAGGTAATGTTTATAAGGATAAGAATAGCAACAAGGTGTGGTTCAATTTTTATAAAGCAAGTTAATGATTATGGAAGCAAAGATTAACATAGCAGAGATACTAAAGGATAAACCGCAAGGAACTAAGTTGTATTCTTCCGCTTGTGGTAAATGCAAGTTAGAAGAAGCAGATGATAAAAGTTTCAAAATATCCTTCTATAATTCAAAGTTTGGTTTTATGAATGGTGGAGAAGGGTATCTTGATAAAAATGGAAAATTGTATGATGATGGAGAATGTGTCGTTTTTCCATCCAAGCAAATGAGAGACTGGGATAAGTTCGCTTGGAAGAAAGGAGATGTATTGCATTGCGGAGTTGACAACTTCTGCATCTTCGAGAAGTGGTATAATGAAGATTACACCGAGTTTTGAGCAAAGTTTGTAACTCCTAATTATAGTGGTAATACCTTCAAAACAGAGAAATGGTATAAGGAGACAAACGAGGCAGTCATCAAGCAATATATCTCCAATATTGAGGAGTTCAAAGGAGGTAAGCTAAACCTCGCCACATTGGAGATTGAAAAGCAGACAGAGTTCAAGGATGGGGATATTGTAACAGCAGTTTTTACCAATGGTAATGAAATGATTTGTGTGTTCAAGGAGAAAATTGAGCAAGATTATATGGCATATTGCGGATTTTTCTCTAAAGGAAAACGTGAAGGTGATGTATTTATGGATTTAGGATATGATTGCATCTATAATGATGATCCTATATGTAAGGAAATCAGATTTGCCACAGAAGAAGAGAAGCAGCAACTCTTTGAAGCTCTCGCCAAGAAAAATAAAGCTTGGGATGCTGAGAAGAAAGCCATTGTGGATTTGAAGCCAAAGTGCGAGTTTAAGCCATTCGACAGATGTATTTGGAAGATACGGAATTGTGAAGGCTCTATCTGGCAAGCAAGTTTAGTTTCTTATGTTGATGAGTATGATGCTATTCCAATTGGTGTGCCTATAAATGAAGATTTGGTTAACTTAATTATCCTTCCTTATAATGAGGAGACGGCTAAATTGATTGGTACGACTGATGATTGGAAAGGAGATAATTAATAATCCTAAATAAAATACAACCTCCACGACACAGAATGAGCGAAAGTAAGTTAAGGCTTTGCCCACATACCTTCTTAGCCCCAGCACAATACTGATCGTGGAGGTCTTTATAAAACTTAAAAAATATGATAGACGATAAGGGAATAGAAGAAGCTGCACGACTTGACGATAAAGAATACTACGATAGATTATCGGATAATGATAGATGCTTCTTCGAGTATGGTTTTAGACGTGGATATAATCAAGCTTTAAAGGGATTGCTTCACCCTGCTAGCGAAGTTCCACGTAACGACAACGGAAAGGTTCTTGCGTTCTCAAGAATATTCTGTAATAGAAAACTCTACGACATGAACGCTATGTGCGATGAGACTACTTGCAATACATATCAAGAAATGTGGGAAGAGCAAGTCTATATGTTCCAATTGTCTGATTGGATATTCGTAGATGAGTTGTTTGATTTGATTACGAAAGGAGGTAAGCAATGAAAGAACTTAAAGTTGGAGAAAGAGTAACCATTACTCTTGAAGTTGTTGAAGAATTATCTTGTTATGGTTGTTTCTTTAGAACATTTTTCGGCAAGTGTAATGGAGATGGAAAGGTAAAATGTTCTATACGAGACCGTTCAGATGGTAAAAATGTAATCTTTAAAGAAGTAAAGAAGCAAAAAAGAAAAATGAAACAAGACAAATATTCATTAAAGATCAGGGCGGACGCATCAAAATGCGTTCGCCTCCAAAAGTTTTGACAGGTAATTTTC